CTTGAAAATGATTAGCTAATGAAATTGTCATTTTATCTCTTATCTTTGGTGATTGAGCAGCATTTTCAACCCCATATTTTTCGAGACAAGTTTGTATAGTTTTAATTTTTTTATTTTCGATTTGAGACGTAAATTCTACCCCATACCGTTCAAGACAAGTTTGTTTCATTTTATCTTTAACTAAAGTATTTTTCGATGAAACATCAACTCCATATTTTTCAATGCAAGTATTTTTTGTTTGTATTCTCAGTTTCGGAGAGCTACTTCTACATTTATAAGAACAGTGCTTTGAGTATTTGTTTTCTCTAAGAAAATTTACTTTATTTCCGCAAATTGGACATAAAGGAACTTGAGTAATACTATGTTCTAAACAATACACTCTTTCGCGCAAAGATGCATCAAATAAAAAACTTGTAAGTGACACTATTTGAGACTTTTCTTCTGAAGAAAAATCTCTTCTCATCATCCCATTTACTGTTCTGAATAACACAATATTATCCCTTTTTCTCTTTAGCATTAAGTGGAACAAATTCAGAATATGTAAAAACAACACTAAAGTCAGACAGAGAACTATCTTCAGAATCCTCTAAGGTTACTGTTCCAATACTACTAGGAAATGCATTTTGTAAGCAATAGCCTCGTACAGTTGTTTGTCCATCTGCTGCTAATTGATAAACATTAATAGATGTCATGTAGTTATCGGTCATTTTAGGTAAAGCTTGTACATCAACTCCTCTAGCATGTGATGTTTCGACTTTGTTTGAATTATCTACTAAATACATCCATTGATCAAAAGTTGCTCTAATTGTCATATCAGAATTGTCTACAATTGAAATTTCGTATGTTCCTGGATACTCCGTTTCGCCCCGAACATTATACTTCCGTCCTGCATGATATACGCTTGTGGTGCTCATGTTTCTTTCAGGTAATGATGTACTCATACAAAGCATGTTGATTCTCCTCCCATTAACTAAAGGAATTTCAACCAAATATTTTGTTTTCCTTAGTCCAAGTCCTGGTCCAAGCTGTTTCTTAAGTTCCGTAATGTTAAAGGGTGATGCTGATGCTGCCATGTTATTCTCCTAAATTAAATGCTGTACTCTTCGATTGAACAATAAAGTGTGAATACGAAAATGTTACTGAATATTCGAGAATTGTTCCAACTGAGTCTGATGCTACTGAAACATCTCCAACAGCAGTAGGATAACAATTATAAAGAGTATAATCTGCAACGGATTTATCCATATCAAAATTGAGCTGTTTTACTATTAAAGTTTTAAAATTTGCAGTTTTGTTACCTTTGACTTCTGCACTTCTCAATGTATGGGTTTCTCCAGAAGTGCTACCAAGATAATAAGATTCGTTTTTACCATTAAGTGCTTGCATCCAATCCAGAAAATACAACCTAGATGCATGACTTTCTTCAAGATAAAATGTCAATTCCCAAGTCTGTGAATATTTTACTTGCCCTGGAATAGGTATACTTCTACCCTTGTACGGTATGTTAATGGTATCTATTGTTTTCCCAGGAAATGATGAAGCTTTACAAAGAATTTTTAATTTCTTTGAATCCATTGGTGGTGTACCTTTAGATGCTTCAGGCAAATTTATATAAACAACAAATTTGGCACTTCTAGCACCATCACCAAGAGTCTGTTGAATTAATTTTTGAATTTTTGATGCCATAAATGTTCCTTTTTATTTTATGTATTTATAAATAAGACAAACTCATAAAACAAATATTAGGAACAAATATGAACTTAGATGTTATGGTTACACAAGCCTATAAAACAAATTGGACAAGAATTAATGCCTTTACTATTGCTTTAACTGGACCAAAAGAATTTCCCATTGGTAAAGATTTTGATACCAAGATTAATTTAGCACTAAAAACATTATCATTCCCTGCGATAGTAGCAGCTGCTATCGAAACATACTTAGGAGGGAGATGGTTTTATACTAACGGAAGAGCTGATATGTCAAGAATTGAGTTAACATTTAGAGATTATGATGATTTTAAACTTTATAAAATTTTTACGAGTATTTTTGAAAGAGCACAGGGAGATTATATAAACACAACTCATATAGCATTAAAAGTCTTGTTAGATGAACCTAATTCAGAACCCAAATCTTTTGCTCTTTTTACTCGTATGGTTATCGAAAATGTTTCTCAAATCACATTTAGTAACGAAACAGAAAACCAGATAGCAGAATTTTCGGTAACACTTAAAGGGCAACGACAAAGTGTATCAGGAACATCCAGATACTCAAACTCTCAAACAAAACTTATTGGTTAAGTAGATTTTAATTATAAATAAGACAAACAAAACAAAGGGTTAAAATGTCAGATGTTAAACAAGTAAAGAATCCATTCATTACAGAAGAGATTTTTGATAAAGAAGTAAAAATTAGAACTGGTAAAGTAATTCATATCAGGAAATGGAAAGCAAAAGACAGAAATCGTTTTAAAGCTATCGTTGAAGAAAAAGGAGAGAATCTTTCGGTTCTCGATATTTCAAGAACACTTGTATTTCCTTGTATTTTGGAAAAAAATATTCTTTTAACAGAAGAAGAAATTAAGTATGTTTCTAATATTATTAGAGAAATCTCCATATCTCCTGAATTCGAATTTGCTTTCATGTGTAACGATGATGCTTGTGGAAAGCTAAATGAAGTTAAAATTAAAATTCAGGACGTTAATAAAGCAAAATTTAACGATTGGAAAGAGGTTGAAATTAATGGAGGATTTATTACATTCGGTGAAATTGTTCAACCTCAATTCTATTATGAAACACTTTTTAATTACAAAACAGAAGGAGAAAGAGCTACTGCTGATTTAGCAATGCATATTGTTAAGGTTCAAGATGATGATTTAAAATCATTCTCAGAAATGATGGAATTTTTAGAATCTCTTGATACTGATATTTTAGATAAAATTGATGAAGAGTATAATAAACAACGTTTTGTACAAGACAATTCACACTCATTGAGATGTAAATTCTGTAAAAAAGAACAAAAGTTTATTTTTGATGAAATTGAAGGGTTTTTTCCAAGTACATGGTTTAAATAAAGGTAAAAAATGTTCAAGAATCTAAGATATGGATTTGGCGAATCAAAGAGAGAATTTTCTCTCTCTCCATATTCATCAGAAATTGAACGAGAAATTTTAATTGCTAGTACTGTTTCTGATGATTTATCAATTCACCAAGTTTTTGAAAAATTAGAACCATTTATTAAGCCTTTCAATAAAAACATTTCAGTTAATGAAAAAAAATTAATCATATTTTCTCTTATAGGAATAAGTATTGGTGAAGAAATTAACTCAAAACAAATTTGTCCAAAATGTTCCAAACCACATGACAAACCAATTTTAATTTCTCACCTTTTTGATCCTCCACTAAAAGAAAATCAATTTATTAAAATTGATGAGGTGTTATTCTTTTTTAGTGATAATTATGATGAATTTGATGTTTATGAATTGGTTAAAAGGTTAGAAATTAGTCAAGAATTTACACCACCTGGAATAAAATCTATTAAGACCTCTGATAAAGGAATTATTAAAGAGGCAATTGATAATCTTTCATTAGAAAACTATCAACTTTTAGAAAACTTTTTACAAGAATCAAGAGTTACTTTTACGTTTTATCATAACATAGTTTGTCCGTACTGTAAACATATAACAAAAACATTGATTAATAGTGATAAATATGTTATAGATTGTACATCTGAAGATACACTGGTATCATTTTACAAATCTGTTTCAGATTTAGTATATTATGGCAAATATACTAAAGAAGATATATACAAGATGATTCCGTTTGAAAGAAATATTTACTACGGACTTTTAACAGCACAAATAGCTGAATATAAACAAGCAAATCCGAATTAAGGAGATTTTCAATGGGTATTGGTTCAATTCTAAGCGCTACAGGAAAAGGTATTAAGACAGCTGCCAAAACTGCTGTAAAATTTTCCAGTAGCGTTATTTCTGACCTAAATAAAGAGAAAAAACCAATACAAGTTAAAGGTCTGAAAGTAGTTCAAAACGAGACTGAAAAAGCTGAAGGAACAGGTAAAGAAGACCTTGTCAAATCTCAATTAACTAACGACTCAATAAAGATAGCAGCAGCAGCAATCTCTGCCAATAATAAAGTCAAATCTGCCCCTATTGATGTCACAAGAATGGATAGCAAAGCTCAACAAGAAGTAATTAGAAATATTAGAAAACAAACAGAAGACACGGGAGCTCTTGCGTCTAATTTAAAGAAAATTAAAGATGACTTAATTGACGAGCAAGACACGAAAGTTAAAAGAGCTCCTCAAGCACAAAAAGTTTCACAAATGGGTAACGGTGGTAAGGAAGAAGAACCAGAAAAAGACGATTCTGGTGGTCTTCTTGGTATGCTTTTAGGTGCGCTTAGTTCTTTATTAGGTGGAGCTATTTTAAAAAAACTTTTTCGAAAAGGAAAAATAGTACTAAAAAAAGGATTTAAAGTCTTTAAAAATGGTACCGAAAAGGGAGTAGCTTTAGCTAAAAGAGGTTTTACATCAGCTAA